CCTACAAGAGGGGAAGGGATTAGCTTCTTAAGGAAGCATTGTGATCTCGCTTGTCAGTAGTCCTTGAGGGACCGCGGAAATTCGTCTCTCCGAGTTGCTCTTCCTAGTGGTTGAGTTTAGGAGAAGGCGGTAATTGTCATAGTGAAGAAAGACCCGAGGAGAGCAAGATGTCCCCACTAGGGGAACGATTGACTTGTTCTCTCGAATCTCGCCGTCTTCGGGTTCGTATTCGCTGCTCATGTCGGGGGTGTAGGATAATCCGAAAACACCTTGGACCAGGGCTAACACGCCGGGCTGCCATGATGGCTTGTCCGGTATGTTATCTATAGGGAGGGAGTTGAACTTCTCAGAAGCTTTCTCCATCCGTCTAGACCTTTCTGACCAGCTAATCGTGGCAAAACCACGTGACGAACTCGTGTGGACGTCCCAGACGTTCGCGTAGGTTTGAGACCTTTTGAGGGTGTTTAAAACCTCCTCTAAAGGAACCCAGCCTTCTACCTTGGCGGCCTTAAGCCGCTCCCGGTAGCGATAAGTCTCGGGCAAGTCAAGACCAATTTGGTCTATCGTTGCCGTCGGAAGGTACTCCTGGAGGAGTTCCAGATATACGTCAGATTCCGGCTCAGAGAGTCCTCGAGAAAGGATCATAGATGTAGACCATGCACTCAAGATTGTCTTGGCGTGCATGTTTCCTTGTTCCCGGTGGGCAATCAACTTTTGATGCCAATCCGGGAGCAGAGCTACTATCTGTTTTGGGGTAAACCCCGGCAGTCCAAGACCGCCCCATTCTCTCGGGAGAAAAGCCTCAGGCTTATTCTCAATGTACATGCGCATTTTCCTCAGGAACTGCAGCGTCATGCACCTCTTAAGCACTCCAAAACTGCACCATTCATACTCTTTGGCGAACTGCAAAGCCTTTCCATAGGATGGATTTGTGTCGTCATCCCCCCGATTAGACTTAGTCTCAGGGGAGAGTAGGCGCGGTTTTGGTACTGGAATCTCAGATGATAGGGGTTCAACCCCTTGCACATCAAGCAACTGTTGGCAGTATATTGCATGGTATTGAAAGATACCCCACTTCTCAGAAGAGGGAACCATAGTGGTTACTTTCGATGCCTCTGCGTAACGCAGCAACTGTTCAGATGTGTCATCTGCATCTATCTGGTCGTCCCCCGCTGTTGCAAACCGTGTTGAAGGTTTCCCCTGCCGTGCGTAGCAATTTGCTACTAAGGCTAGGAAAGTCAGAACGATTTTCGTTCCAGGCTCTCCCATGAGGCAACCCGAGTTTGTGATTGTCACAACTCCGTTCTCTTCTATCACCCGAGGTGACAAGAGGAGATCAACATAGTTAACAGCGTAACCATTCTTATCGGCATTGAGCTTAGATAAGAGAACTTTCATAGCGATCCTACCAGCACGATGCTGGATGTGGTCGGTAGCGGCTTCAAAATCTCCAACCATCACGTATTTCGGTACAGTGTCAATCGTCTTTAACCACTCAAAGAGTTGGTAACCAGACGATAGTCCAGCCCTAAGGGCCGGATGACTTTCCAGGAGCTCGCGCATGGCGTGAGCAAAGGGCTGTCCATATACAATGAAGGCTGCGATTGATTTCGTTACCACCCGAGTTTTGCAGCCAGGTTCGCCTTGGGCTGACCTGGCGATGGGCATCGCTTTGCCAGTGGATCTCCCTTGATTATCAAGGTATCCCCCTTCAATTAGGGTGGCAAACGACCAGGAGAAGAGTTGGAAACCAACTCTCTCTTGTTCGCCATCTGCAAAATCCTCGGTGAGAATTCCCGTCTCTTTCTTCAAACCTGACGGTAGGTCTTGGGCTTCTTCATAGCCGGGCGGTTTCACGGTCTTCCACCTTGGAACACCACTCCTTTCGGTAAAGCTCTCCCCTGTGGGGAGAACTGTTTCCGAGTCCCTTTCAGGCAACTCTAAGAGCCAAGCCTGGAGAGACGCAAGGATGAAACTTCTCTTTCCACCGAAATCTCTTGTGTTTTCAAAACACGCTGAGTTCGACAGAGAGATGTGCCCGGTTACCCCCTTAAACCAGGTGTCTTTGACGGTTTCCCGGACGGCTTCGGCAGCAATACCTGAGTACATTACTAGGTCTGCCTCCTGTGAAGGGGATAAAGTATCACCCTTCGTTAGAGCAGTCAGATGATCTGACAGTGCAGCAGCCTTGGTGACTTGATCACCAGCCGGAAAACCACGTTTGTCAGAGAGGATTCGGCAGTATGCCTTTTCCTCCCTGGTCAAAGTTCCTGGCACCTTGTGCAACCACGTTCCCTCAGGGAACTTTGGAAACCAGTTCTCCCACTTTGGCATGGGCTGGATTGCACCTCCAAAATGGAGGTTTAGGTAGAGGGCGAATTTTCCCCATTTCTTACAAGCATTGTGTATAGTTTTGTACGATACAATATCGTGCGCTACTATAATCCACCACCGAATTTTAAACTCAGTGATGGGCGATGTTTCTGTCTCGAATGAGAGGGCTAGACAGGTGTCTATCCATGACCACACGCGCAGGAATTTCCTTATTATGTAGCATGGTGCGGAGAATAGTTTCAGGGCTGCCTTTCGTAAGCCACGATGGCTGGAAAGGGGCAACCTAGACGCTAGGAACCTTTGGTCAATCTTCGAAAGATGACCGAGGGGCTTTCTCCTTAGAAACCCGTCAAGCCGCTCGCCTGAACTTTTCAGGCGCGGCAGAATTGACTTAGTCGCGGAGAGGATGTCTGAGACATCTTCCCCTGACCAGACCTCCTTTGACAGGAGGGCCAGCCATTCGACCGAGGTGATCCCCGATCCTTCCCCACCAACATGGCACATGCCATGAGGACTTAGGGTTGGAATCATACACAGAGTTTTAGACTCTACACCTAGG